AGAGCGTCAAACTGTATTTTAGTGTTTTGTATTAAAGATGCAACCCCTGGCCAGATTTCATATATCTGATCTTTAATGACATCTATTTCCCCTTGCAATATAGACTGTGCTACGAGGTCTTGATATTGTTGTTTGTGATAATATTTAATAGATCCTGCGGGCTCATATGGCTGTAAATATTCAATCCCAAATGGATCGCCGCCATTAGTAAAGTGATCTAGGTATTCTTGATACTCTATCTTATCTACTCCTGGTGCATTGTCGTCATCCGCTTCTATGATATGAGGAAAGGCATTCCATAATGGCTCTACTTTATTAGCCATATCTGAATCTCCAGTTTGAGTATCATTTATCCCAGCTGTTCCATTGTTGGCCTGTACAACAGTACATCCGCCGGCGTTTATCAATAATTGTATATATCCATTAGTGCCGTACCTTCCTTGGCCCTGTACATACTCAGAAATATCATAGTCATTTAAGTATGCGTATAATTTCATAACTGCGCCGTCACTTAAAAACTTCCAATGGCCGTTAATCATAATCCTTAGATTACGTACAGCGTCATCACTAACAATCTCTGTACCCATCCTGACTTCTTCATCCTTATATATCGGCGATGGCCAATCTCCTATGATCATCTTTCCTTCAAACTTACTACGCAGTTTTTCACGATATGTCTGCTTTTGGAACACTTGATCAAAGTATCTATCATTTTTGTCTAAGTCATAATATACATCTTGCGGTTGTACATTGCCATCTGTATCAATCAACTCTCTACTATCCTCGGCGCTGTTAGCCGATTTTGCTGAGCCAACATTATTGACAGAGCTAGGCTTTGACCGACCTGTCTGTGATCGTGCCGACTCTGGCTTTATATAATCTCCTGGGTCACGTATGAATGGGGCTTTAGGTCGGTAGCCGCTCCTAAATCGTAAAGAGTAATCCCAGTTGCTGTCCAGTACTGGATATGACCGGTTCCGAAACTCTTCTAATGGCGACGCCGCGGTAAGAAGTTCGTCATCACTTACGCCATCAATTGCTAGATCAAATTCTTTAGCTTGTTCAGCAGTTGCCTCTTGTATACCATCATATGTCAATCCTCTTTGGACTAGCATTACTTCTAATGTTTTATATGTTGGAATTACATATGCAACACCATTTTGTATAAAGAATACACAAAAAACTCTATTAGTAATATCAACTTCATTTCCCTCAATAGTTTGTGGCCCGCTGTCGATATATAAATCATGGATGTCGCGTAGATCGACATCCGAATTTACAAGAAAAAGGCCGGATGGCTTAACTGCCTCTACTGATACTGTAGGATCGCCGTTTGGATCTTCGAAGTAATCCCACTCTTCGTCAATTATATCATCTAATGCATCTTCATCAATTGTCGGAAATGTTTTAGCTAAGTCATATTTTGCATACTCATCTCGTTCTGTTGATACGTTTAGAATATTTTTTGTGTTACGTACCCCTGGTGCCAATATATTATGAACAGTGGTGTCATCTGATTCGAGAGCATTTAAGCTCTGCCCGTCCGCGGACAGGGGCCCTAACATATCTTGTGCAAAGAAAGGGTCGTCAGGAAATTCGTCCTTAAGAATATTCAAAACAATATCGTTGTTGTCGATTTGGTTTATCACATCTTCCGATGATGCGGCATTCGTATACCTATTATTACCTTTCTTATCTATATTAGCCATATTAGTTCACTACCTTAAAATAAAAGTCATCAAATGTTTGTACATCCGCTGTTCTTTCACATTTCAACATTATCTTATAATACCGGTCCGGCATAAAATTGTCCATTCTTAATTTGAAATAACTACCGACTGTGTCGGCACTAATTTTTGTTTTTGAATTACTAAAATTATTATCAATTTCTGTAAAAGGAATTATAGTTTCATTTGTTACCGAATCAATAATTGCATATGAACTAGATTTCGGAAGAATATTACTTGTCAAATAAAATGATGATGTTGTATATGTCTTTGTTGGAAACTCTGGCCTTGCTCCTATTCTGAAGTTAGCGGTCTCCCATTTTCTATATTCTGATTTGATATTTTTAATATAAGGAACATATGTATTAGACGATATCTCTGATAAGGTAGTTGATATTTCAGCATCATCCCAACATACCTCCAATCTTGGGACGTATATTGTATGAGACTCTCTTCCGAAGAATTTTAATGAACCTAATGTCTCGCCTGATATTTCGTCGGCATAAGGACGTTTAATAATAAATCCATTATTAGTGATTTGTTTAGCGCTACCCGATACCCAATTATTAACGATATTCGTCACATCAATCTTTAAATCTGGGGACTGGTTTTCAAATGCTTGTACTGCAGTATAGCCAGACGCTGTATGCCACGTTCCGCCACCCATGGGTTCTAACGCTCCTTGCGATGTTCCTCGACTTGCAGCAGAGCCTGTGGCCCAACCAACTCCGCCAAGTGCTACAGCGTCACCAGATTTATATAGCCATGATGCGCCTATTTTTGTTATTGGAGTATCACTTACAGTACCATTGCCATTTTCCCATGATTCGGAAATAGGATATGCTTCAATTGAATATGACCTTAATATATCGCTTGCATCCGAAGCATGTAGATTTAAATAAACAGACGCCGAAGTTGGGCTACTTCCTATTGCCGGTATGTTGCCATCCGCAATTTCGTTAGTAAGAGTTGTTATCTCAGTACCAAAATCTATTAAGATTCTAGAATTATATGTATTAGGCTGGACAACATCATTTAACCTAGAACTAGATGCAATCTTTGTAAGTTCCAATATTTGATCGGCGCCGCTATTTTGCTCTGGCTTCTTTTCATATAATGTCGTATCTTTTTCTGCGTAAAATATTCTATACATTAGTTATCCCCTTATGGCGTTATAGCCCTCCCTTTAATATCAGCATTAGGATATTTTATTTCAAAAATACTCGGATCTAATGATGGATATAATATATTATTCTTAATAGCACCGGATATATCATATTCGTTACCAGAATATCCATCACTAGTTTTATGTACATTAATAAAGTCTAGTGTTGGGATACTCTGTACGCCATCTAAACTATCTAGATCGGATATAATTGATGATATATTTAATGAGCCATTGATTTGCATCCTATCGTTATGTAATAATGTTTTTAATCTATCGATACATTTTAATACTACTTCATTTGAATTATTATTAGGTTTAGGAATTACTTCAAATTCAATTCCTAAATTAATAATAAACGCCGGCTTGATATTAATAGCATCTGTTAACATACGATATTGTGATATGTATGTTCTCAAATTTTCCAACAGAGCTGTATTTGCTTCTATTAAATTATTCGAGGAGTCTTGTGCAAGAACATATAAATTTAATGCATAAGGATTGGGTATAGTATCAGCTGGATATGATTTATCTGCAGTGTTTATTTGGACATCGCCTACAATATATGCTTTTGATATAGCGCCATACTTCGCCGGCATAGAATATACTCGTGCAATATAATCTTCTCTAGTAATGGCTCTATTCTGAGCTGCAAATGATGCCATAGCATTTTGGCGTATGGAATCTAAATTCTGTTTCGATCGGGCACCTTGGGCAGACTCATTATTAGTAACTGCCAATGACGCTTTTGTAGTTGTTAAATCAACTATTCCGGTTTCATTTAAGTATGTCACGGCATCGACATTCACTATAGAATTGCCTCCTACATTTTCGTCCGTACTACCGCCATATGAATATTTAACGGTCAATGTAGTATTAGATGGTGCTAGTCCATATGTACTAGTATATAAGAAATTGGAAGGGTCTACTGCCGATGTAGTAGTACGCCTCAAATATTCTAAGCCATGGCCTACATTTTTAGGATTTGGTATAATCTCTTCATCTGCGTCCGATGAAACTCCGGAGCCAAATAGCAACTCAATACGACTATCATCACGCACACGTGATACAAACCTCTTAGCTGTCTTTTTTAATTTTAGAATATATGGTACGGTCGACCTATAGGCAGATAACGTAGGGTCATTAAACGGAATATTAGCAATATCTTCGAATACTGTATCCTGTGCTAAATAATCTACTTCTAACCAATCATTGCCGGCCGAATCGGTAATACTAATGATATCGATAATATTAGTGTCTGGTAAGATAATTTTATCATACGGCTTGGGTGTTGTGAATGTAAATGTAGATGTCTTAACTTCTCCGGAAATTATTTTAATAGTCTTCTTAAGAAGGTATCTCGATACATTTCCGCTTCCGTCGATTTCATATACTGTAATTTCTGAGTCATTATTAAAATCTATAGGGTCCTCTGTATGAAATACAATCTGATCATCTGTCGATACTTCCATACCGGCTGCAATCGTTAATGCATATTTCATGTCCGGTATTGCATCTAGGCCGGTTCCAACTGCCGGGACTAATTGGAATACATCTAAATTACATGTAGCCGGCGAATTTAATCTCGGTTTATATCCAAATAATTGTGATAACATTAATATGTTAGATGATTCATCCGCAGATGATAATAATGATTCTTTAAAAGATGTGTCAGTATAATATGATAATACATCGCCTACATATGACGCCATTTCTATAAACATCATTCCGGGTGAAGACTCGTTAAAATCTTGATAAGTATCCGGAAAATAATTCTTTGAAAAGTTTATTAAATTCTCCCTAAACTGCCCAAAATCTTTATTTAAATATTTTACATCTTTCTTAATTAAGTTTGCCATTAGTTAATTCCTTATAACGTGCCTCCTAGGCCGGTGTTGAACGCCGTGCTAGCACCAAACGTGCCTACTTGTTGTAATTGACTATCTTCATCGACTGCAGTTACTTGAAATGTATTTTCATTAGCAAAAATATTAATTACAACATTCGCGCCGATAGAAGTTATCTTAAAATATAATCGTATATTTAATGAATGCATATCTGCAGATGGAGTTACATCTAAATTAGTTAAGTTTACATATGGCAACCAATGTTCAATATCTTCTTGTATAGTATCTTGTAGTATATCACGGATGTCATTTGTGTTATTTTCAAATAATACTGATCTTATATTTGTGCCAAAATTTGGCTGCATGTAACGCTCGCCCTTTTCTGTAAGTATCAAATTCTTCAGGTTCGACATCACAGCTTCATGAGTGGTATACGATGATTCAAATACGCCCTTGCCGGTTGAAGCTGAGCCTGAATAATTAGCTTCTACAGACTTCCCTTTGGCATCCTTATTCAAGGGCAACAGGATTCCTATAGCTTGATCACTATTATCAACAGGCTTATATTGGTATATCGATCTAGCCATTATCTATTCTTCTTCTTCTCATCTATTGCTTTCATCAGTGCGGAATAATCTTTCGTCATTGCATTGACTGCTGTCGCGACTTTCTCATTCGACATATCAACAGCCTCGCCCTTAATACCCGTGGTCGCTAATGGCAAAGACGATGGAACAGGCTTCCTTCCTATCGCATCGGCTAGATTAGATTTAAACTCCGGAGTGTTCCAGTCAATTGCGGGTTCAACGGCCGGCTGTGATGCAGTCTCATTCAATAAATCATTTAGCATAGAGTTTTTTGTGTATTGCTTTTTTTTACTAGATGTAGAACTGCGGTCCGGTGCGCCGGCTATCTCTTGCAAATTAATAGTATGCTTAGTCGATCTCACTTCGTTTAATATCGGTTTTAGTTCTGCTTTAATAGCATTACTAACTTCTTCCCTAATTACCTTACGTAGTAACTTTACAAATCCATCTGTTTTCATAGTATATTCCTTTTTAATAAATATCGAAGACACCAACTATTGGTCACGTAACTTTACCTGTTCCTGGCCCAGTTGTTGTACCAACCTGGACGCCGGGTGCTGTTGTCGCTGTAATAACTGGCTGTCCGGGATTAGTAACAACCGTGGCAGATCTAACATATACATCTATCGCCATACTCAAATCTTTAGCTATTTTTGCAATTGCCGCATCTTGATTATCAGTATTGTTTTTTTGAGCATCAAATGCCCTTTTGATGTCATTATATAATTTTGGTGTATTTAATGGCATAGCATTCTCCTATTGTTTCATTTGTTTTATTGCGTTATATATTTTCTTCAATTGTGGTAATGCTGAAGATGGGCCGGTAGGGCCGGTTGGGGTTGCATATGGAGATTTGCCCTCGGCTTGATCGACACATACTTTAATAAACATCTCCATCTGCGTAAAAAACTCATCCATACTTGTTTGCCAAGCCGGCGTAGCAATCTTTACATCCTTTTTAGCAACTAATATTATCTCATCTTTACGAGCATTAAACACTAATCTATCCGAGCCTATTATAACTTGCCCTTCATTATATGCATCTAACGTCTTAACTCCAGCGCCAACTCTGCTTTGAGCAAATCTGAACTTATTAAACTGTTGAGATGATGAAAGGTATATAAATGCAGAATCTTCTTCCGGATCTTCTATTGCATAATATGTCGACATGCTATCCCCAGCCCGGGCTTCTTTGACTCCACACGTCAATGCCACAAATGGGTCGCCCTTCCTTTTGCCGGTAAAGAATGGCTTTTTAAGATATGAAGCAACATCCGTGGCTAAGTGTGTTGAGGAAAATCTTAAGATACTGCCGAATCTATCAACCATATTCATATCTCCCTGGTACGGCTGTATATATACAATATCTTGTTCTTTAAAACTTAACTGTTTAGGGACTTGTCCTTTCCCAGTTTTTATGATAGGGTCTATGCCATAGTTGCTGCCGGCAATATCTTTATCCTGCAGGAATGGCATCACTGCATTGTTTACATTGCCGTGAGTGTTAACTACAGATGTATAGTACCATACATGTTGGCCACTTGATTCCGATGCACCTGCAGGCATATTGATACACAAAACCTGTTCGCCATATAATGGAACGGGCATTCGATTTGGATCAGCTGGATATGCGTATGCTTCCGACCCCAAAAATCTCACACGAATTGTTCCGGGCGGTAAAGTATTTCCTAAAAGATCTTTAGTCTTTTGGTATTGGCTCGGAAGCCATGTCCGTAATACCTGTCCTACTTCTGTCTTTGTCATTCTCGGTTCCCATGTCCTCTACTTGTGAGTTTAGTTTTTCTAGTTCTTCTTCTGCCTCTGCTAATAATTTAGTACGTTCTTCATCTGTTAGCCCATATTCATTACCATCGTCGTCTTTACTGTTGGCTGATATAATGCGTTGTACAACTGCTGCTAATTTAACTAACGCGTCATCATTCTTAACAGATACGTCGAGATAGTCCTTTATCATCGGAACCACGACAGTCGCGTCGCCTGTATTTTTTATCATCGGCTCTAAATTTTTAATTAACAGATCAATCTGTCGCGATTTCTTTTTTGAATTATGATAAATATCACGCATCAAGTCTGAAAAATTAGTACCTTTAAATAACTCGAACTCTATGTCCATGGTTAGCCCTTTTATATAAATATAAAGGACTACTAATTCGGATCAGGAATATTATGTGCACTCACTACACGGCCGGATTTTGAATAGACTGAATACATTTTCGCATAATCCCGTTTCATGACATTAATTACTTTAGTGATGTTCTGAGTCCTTAGCCCTGTCCGTTCCCTTATAAGGATATAAAGAGCCTTTTTGTTGAAATTTTCAATATTATCTCTCATCCGAAATAATTCTAATATCGTATCAGCTACTATGATATCTCGTTTATTCGTAAACACTTTATTAAGATTATCATCATACCATTTACACCACTGGTCGGTAAAATCTCGTAATGACTCTTGATGGTCATTCAATGTTATCTCACCTTGTATATTTCTATTTTTATCTACAGCCGTTAAATCAGAGCGCCTCTTTAATTTTGCATAATTCGAGTTATTTTGGATGATGAGATAATTCTTTGCAACTATAGAAAAGTAAGAAAATGCCTTACCCTTACCTTCTTTAAATTTACCTATCTTTTCAGTTAAAAATGCAACAACCTCTGCCTTAACATCTTCATATGGGACATCAAAATAACTAAAACGAAATGTATAATAAATATTTTCTACTAATTTGTTAAATGGGTAGTTAATGTGGTCACGAAAGACCTTATTACGCTTACTCCAACTTGGTTCAAAGTTATATGCAATAATTGCTTTATCTGTTATATAGGTGAAGTATTGCTTTTTACTAGGCTTGCGGCCACGTTTGGTTTTAGGACCGTTCTCTTCCAAGTCTTTCATTTCAGCAGCATGCCATTCGTAAAATTTATCTACCGGGCTCAATTCTTCCATTAAAATCCTTTATTCAAATCATCGAAAATATCTTTCATCTCCTTAAAAACAAACCCAGTTTCGTCATCGGCTTCAAATGACCCTAACCGATCTAATTGTTTTAGTTTCGAATTGGACTCTCCGACCCGGGTTTTTAAACTAGTAAAGAATGTATAATATTCTGCATTAGAACTTTCTAATTCCTCTATATACTCAGACTGCGATTCTTGTTTACGTAATTGATTAAGGTTGACAAATAAAGACATTGCCAATACTACTGATAATATTACTATTGTTGTTACCATTATTTATCTCCAAATAAATCTTTAAACATTTCCTGTGCGTTAACTGCTGTTGCACTATCTGATAATGTCTTTTTTGCGTATTGTTTTTTAATTGGCTCCGTTGTTACAGGCTTGCCATTATACCACATCTCAAATTCAATTCTTGCTGCCATTGAATCAGCTTGATGCATTACATATCCTAAATTAGTTTTTAATTTAGAATCTGCTGTTCGAGACATAAAGTATGGTTTATTTGATTCATCATATAAACCATCTGTCAATTTTATACCTAGCATTTCGTTCCAAGTGATGCTAAGTCCATAATGTTGCAATAACCAAATAGATAGGTCATTTACTAATGTAAAAGCATTGTTAGGATTAATCTTATACATCTTTCCCATATTCTTTCTATGCCACTCAGAATCATTAGGGATGTATATCTCATTACCTTCTCCCGGAAATCCCATTTTACCAATATCATGATTTAGTGCAACAAAGATTAATTCATCTTTCGTATAACCAGACATATCAGCCCCCATCCGTGTCCATAAATCATATACTTCCCGGGCACATTTAATTACTCGCAGGACATGATCTACATACCCACCTTCAAATGCGTTATGATAGTGGTCGAAACTCGACGCTGGTTGCAATGACATTCTTTCTTCTAGGTCCGTGTACATTGCTTTTAATTTTTCTCGTCTCTCACCATGGAATTCATTTTCAATGATATCCATTAGGCTTGTCCAATTTTCTACTATTTGTTCTGCTGTCAATTTCATAATCTATATAATTTGGTCTATTACTCCGATTTCTAATAATTCATCTGCCGTTAAAAACATATCCGATCTCATTTTATTCTTCCACCAGTCCGCATCCTTATTCGTCTTCTCGGCTAACATGCTATAAATAATTGTTTCGAGACTTTTAACGTTATCTAGAAATGCTGTGATGTCACTCATCTTCCCTCCTAGGAAGCTCGATGATTGGTGGAACATCACTGTCGATCGTTTACTCATCATACGTTTTCCAGTACCACATGTTAAAATGATTGCGGCTGCTGAAAACGCCCTTCCTCTGCATATTGTATTTACTTTTACATCTAAAGACTCGATATAATCTATGATGCCGAACATTTCATAAATATCTCCGCCAGGACTGTTGATCATTAAATTGACTGGCGCTGTTTTATCTTTTCGATGCTGTAATAAACTTCTCATCCGGATAATAAAATCAGTTAATGTATGATCATTTATCTCATCATTGATAAAGATAACCGAATCTTCGTAATCTAATAAAGTTCCTAGTTGATTATTTAATGCTTCGTATAACGATGCTTGGGGCTGCTCAATCACTATCGGTGTCTTTGGGTCTTGTTCTTCGTATATACTCATCTTCTAATTTATATTAATATAATAAAAATATTCCGTAATTCAAAAGATTATCGAATCTTTTTTAACTGCCGGCCTAATTTTTTTAATTGAGAGGTACCTGCCCTGAGGTCTTTTTTGTATTTAGCCTTCTTTACTTGGCCTCTCACTAATGCCATCTGTTGTAATATAGAGTCCTTAAGGTCAGACTTCTCTTGTTTAGATAATTTCTTTTTAGGAGTCCGATCGATTTTAGTTGGCTCTAATGTTCCTTTTAAATTTACCTGTTCCTGTCCTTTATGAAATACATTGCCCTGTGGATCGATAAATTCTTTCATAAACTGCCAACCACGTGGCCGGCCTTTTGATATATACCCTCCTGATACCTCTGGTGGGCCTACTGTCTTATTAACGCATCTCCAACATAACACTGCCGCCACATCTGGGCCGACTTCGGACCATGAACTACATCGCGGGCCATCTCCTAAGAATTTCCACATCTCATATTTTTCATCTGGTATACTATTTCTACATACCATTAATGTTTTGCCGCCTTTTCTTTTTGTTCTAAAATTATGTGTAACTTTTTTCTTTGCCATGATTATTTTAATTTATTACCAATATGCTGTTTTACCTCTCGGCTCGGGAGGGGGCTTCTTCTCTTTGTATATATCTTCTTTAGGTGTCGCTAATATTTCTTCATTCTTTTTAATCATACTCTCTTGTGATTGTTCCTCCTCTACATCATCTTTTGTATTTAACATTGCAAACACCTCATCTTGTGTAACGGTAGACATTTCAAACTTTGTAGTAGGTTTAATTTGAGCAAATGCAAAATTGGCTGCTACAACCATTGCAATTGCCAATGGGTCGAATACAAATATAATAAGTAATAAGAACCAATTAACAACTTGTCCCATATCATATCCGGTCGTTTCCGCTAGATATTTTAGTGGACCCAACTCTCTTTCATCTTCATTAGAAATTTCTAAATTCAATAATCTAGTATCGAGTGACATGATAGAATCTTGTACTGTTTCTAGTTTAATATTTAATCTATCTCTATCCGCAATAGTAGTTTTTAATTCTGATTGTAATGCTCTTCTTGCAGAACTCGATGATGTTGTAATTACAGTTTGAGAATTTTCATCCCAATATGATACTGATGTCGGACTTGCTAAAGACGTTCTTAAATCAGATATAGTAATATTTAGTTGACCCTTCTCTATTTTAAGATCTGATCTATTCTCTTCAAATCTAGATTGTCTCATTTCCAGTACTGCCAACGACTTATCTAAGAATTCTGACTTAGTAGCCGTCTCTTGATATGCGCCTGATAGGAAGCCATATATACCGCCCGACGTTATTACCATTAAAACTAATACTGCGATAGATAAATAAAATCTTAAGAATTTTCCTATTGTATCCCAATACTGATATAACAATGATGCGACAACTAGTTTTGCAAATTCTAATGAACCTGCCATTATAATTACTTGTGTACTAGCGCCGGCGAACAATTTACTCAATCCAAAGACGGAATAAAATGCCGCAGATCCCGACACTGCTAATGCTGCTAAGGCTATTAAAATTGGAAACAGCTTAGCTTTCATAATTAACTCCCGGTGACGCGATCTGTGATGGTTGCTAGTTTTTGTCGGATCTGTGAAAAGCGTGTTCTTGCATCAATCGGGTCAATTGGTAATCGTTTTTCAACTGACTGTTGCATGATCATGATCATATTATCAATATCATCTAACATTCTTAGTACATTATCTCTATCTTTCATAGTAAAACCTTTTTATTATTATATTCATAAATATTACGATACTCTAAAACGGCTAATTCTTTTGCCTTAGCCTCTATTACA